GAACATCTACATATTGTAAGACCAAAAGATGATAATAAATGTTACCCAATGGAGGAAGTTATATGACAAATAAAGATATGTTTAAAGGAACAACATACAATTCTTTAGAAGAACAGGTCGGCGGGAAGCACTACCGTTCAATGAAGATTCAACCCGCAGAGTTTATTAATGAAAATAAATTATTATTCGCAGAAGGGAATGCTATAAAATATATTTGTAGGCACCAATCAAAAGGAAAAAAACAAGATATAGAAAAAGCAATACATTATTTAGAAATGATATTAGAGAGAGACTATTCATGAGTTGGCAAGAGTTTAGAGCAAGAGCAAAAATAATAGAACAAAACTTTGCAAAAAATATAGCAGATCCTAAGTGGGCTAATGATTATCAAGATATGCACGAGCATTGGGATGTGCAAGGTACACTAGATGGTAAGCTTTTAAAGTTTGATGTTAAAGGAATGAAGAAAGTAAATCGTTGGGATAATAAAAAACAAGATGACATTGCTTGGGTTGAAGGAACTAATGTTAGAGGTAAACCTGGTTGGGTAAAAGGTTTAGCAGACTACATAGTATTTGAAAGAATTGACCATTGGCTACTAATTGATAGGCAAGAATTATTAGATCACGTAACAAATAAACTTAAAGAAAAGAATTTTGAAAAAGGCAAAGGAATTTATCAAATCTATCAACGTGAAGGTAGACTTGATAAAATCACGATGGTTCCTTTTCAAGATATGGAACAATTAACTAACGTAAAAAGGATAAATAAAAATGCAGAAGATAATATTTAAACCACAAACAGAATGGCTACCACCAGAAGAATTTCCTGATCTATCTGATCATAATGAAATATCAATTGACTTAGAAACAAAAGACCCAGACCTAACAAAGATGGGATCTGGAGCAATTATTGGTAAAGGAGAAGTAGTTGGTATAGCGGTTGCTGTTGAAGGCTGGTGCGGATATTATCCTATCGCTCATGGCGGTGGTGGCAACATGGATAGAACAATGGTTCTTAAATGGTTTCAAGATGTATTAAACACTAAAGCTATAAAAATATTTCACAATGCAATGTATGATGTCTGTTGGATTAGATCTATGGGTCTAAAAATTCAAGGACAAATTGTAGATACTATGATTGCAGCAGCTTTATGTGATGAAAATCAATTTAGATATGATCTAAATACTTGCGCTAAAAAATATACAGGTTTAGGTAAAGATGAGGCTGCACTATATGCAGCAGCAAAAGAATGGGGAATCGATCCTAAAGGAGAAATGTATAAACTACCTGCAATGTATGTAGGTCAATACGCAGAGAAAGATGCTGCTATTACTTTACAATTATGGAAGTATTTAAAAAAAGAAATAACTAGTCAAGATATACAATCTATTTTCGATATGGAGACAGAACTATTTCCTTGCCTCGTTGATATGCGTTTCTTAGGAGTTCGTGTAGACGTTGAAGGAGCTCATAAACTAAAACAGAAATTAGTTGAAGAAGAACAATCAGCATTACTATCAGTGAAAAAAGAAACAGGAATAGAACCTCAGATATGGGCAGCAAGATCGATTGCGAAAGTTTTTGAAAAACTAAAACTACCTTATGACGTAACTGAGAAAACATCTGCTCCTTCTTTTACTAAAAATTTTTTACAGAACCACCCACATCCAGTGGTTCAAAAGATTGCAAGAGCTAGGGAAATAAATAAAGCTCACACAACTTTTATTGATACCATATTGAAACACTCACATAAAGGTAGAATTCATGCTGAGATTAACCAACTACGTGGAGATAATGGTGGGACAGTGACAGGCAGATTTAGTTATTCAAACCCAAATTTACAGCAAATTCCTGCTAGAAATAAAGAACTTGGACCAATGATTAGGTCATTATTTATACCCGAGAAAGACCATACATGGGGTGTATTTGACTATTCTCAACAAGAGCCTAGACTGGTGGTGCATTATGCAGCTTTACAGAATTTATACGGCGTTGAAGATGTATTAGATTCCTATAATAATGATCCCAATACAGACTTTCATACAATCGTTGCAGATATGGCCAACATACCAAGATCCCAGGCTAAAACAATTAACCTAGGATTATTCTATGGTATGGGTAAAAATAAATTACAAGCTGAACTAGGGGTTGATAAAGAAACTTCCGATGAACTATTTAAACAGTATCATGATCGAGTACC